GTCTATGAGATCCACACTGCTGGAAGTGCATATTCTTTCGAAGAAAGTTGGCTCCAGGGCGATGCTATCCCAGCGATTGGAAGTGGTGTAGATGTCTCCGCTGGGGTGGTCGCAGACATGCCTGCTTTTGGAAATACCGTAGTAACCTCTGGAGGTGTAGCTGGAAATTTAGCAGGTTCTGTCCTAAGTTCTGGTGTAATTTCTATCACTGCGGGAGGGGCTGGAACTACAGCGACGGCTCAATCAAGTTCAGAAATAAATGTTAAATAGTGGGTAAAATATATAAGTTATTACTGCTTATATCCTTTGGTGGAACTAGCGTTTCTGCTGTTCCAGTCGTGCCTACGTTTTCTACAGGAACTCTCAATTCTCGGCAAGAAACTAAGACTGTAGTAACAGAAACTATAACCTCAGTAGATTATAGATCAGGCTATGAATACGTTGTCTCTGGGCATAACATAGAGCCACTAAATACAAACACTATTTCACCTAAAGCTGTATTAAATACACCTCAAACTGTTGACGACATCACTTTCACATGGACATCAGTAGATGTAACTCCAGCAAACAAACCCGACTGGGGAATAAAAACTGCTGGCAACGCTTTTTCATTTACAGAAACGCTAGCAAATCCAGGCTTGTCAAATGTAACCACAATAAACAGAACAACAACTACAGAATCTTTAGTAGAGTCTGTATCTGTCTTTACTCAATAACATTTAGTCAACCAGTATTTGCAAACTCAACGACTATAGCTTCTCCTTCTGCAACATCACAAGGCAGTGTGATTAATCAAGGAATACAGGTTCAAAGTGGTAGCTTTATGTATCAAGAATTAGGTGATGGAATCCGTTGCAGCGGAACGACTCTTACAATAAATCCCTTTATCTCTAAAGTGAATACTTGGAAAGACCCATTTGAACCTTACTACCAAGAAAATGTATATGACGATAGTACAGATGACGACGGTAATTTAATTAATCCGGGTGGAGTTTTATATACAAAGCCAATCAGAACAGGACAAGCAAAAAATAACTTAAGCTTCAATTATGGTATAACTGCCACGATAGCTGTGCCTTTAGATCGCCGTATGGTTAATAACTGCGTGGCTGCACAAACTAGCAGAGTTAAATATTTAGATCAAGCCTACAAAGCTAGAAAATTAGATTACGCTTTAAGCCGTTTAAAAATTTGTGCTGAGCAATTAAAATTGGGAGTATCATTTTTACCTAATTCGCCCTCATTTGTTGTCTGCGAGGATGTAACCCTAATTACGCCTCCTAATCAATTAATAGATCATACTCATAGTATTAAATTAGAATCTACTTCAAGCGGTTCTGACGCTGATCCTTTCGCCTTTCAGCGAGGCTCTTTACAGGAGGATTCTTCTTCCGAATAGCAAGCAATTTTTTAGTCAATTTTTTACTAAAACTTTTGACCTTCCCTTTGAGCTGGCCTTGTACGAATTTCGCTAGGGGCTGCCCAATAACAGTAACTCCGATAACGGAAGTGATAGCAATTGTTGACGTATTTACAAGGGTACTTGGTGGCGGCGTGTACGAATTAATAACATCAAATAACGCCCTATCTTGATAAATAGTTTCACATAAATCACCATTTTTTTCATAGCGTAAAACGACCTTAGTTGAGAATTTCCCTGTAGCCCCAGGCGGAGGCGAGCCAGGTCTGGGGCAAGGCAAGTCAATGTTTTGATCTGTTTTTATTCCTGACAAATCAACTTTTGGAAGTTCTAAACCTTTTGCAAGGCTTTCTGTTTTTTGAGTTTCTTTTTCTTTTTTAGTTTCTGTTTTTGGTGTTTTTATATTTGGAGTAGGAGCAACTAATTCTGGTTCTTCTGCTTTTACAGGACCAACAGCAGAAAGACCTTCCCAATCAATCGCCATGCTTTCTAATGTAGGGACATTGCCATCACAAAGGATCAAATTTCCTTTTTCATCATTTGTTACTAACTGCTTATTTTTTAACGTCCTAGCCCTTACACAGCCAGGCATTTGAATAACTGGAAAACCTATATTGCTAGGAATTTGTGGATTTGATGTGCGAATTATTGTTGTATCAATAGAAGCGTCTGGTATTTCTCTAATTCCAATTTCTTCTATTTCCATTTAGCAGTCATTCCATTGACCAGCAAGATCACTACTTAAATTACCAACAGCTTTACGGCTTTGACCAAACCAAAGGCCTGCCAAAACGGGACCAATAATTGGGATTCCAGTTAAGGCTGGAGTAACTTGAACCGATCCAGCATCAGCAATTAATTGTCCATTAGAGCGACCTTGAGCCATCTTTTCAATACAGGCAATCTGATCTGCTGTAAGTTTTCCGTCTGATCCTTTTGGATAAATAGCAAACTGAGCTACATCTTGTTTATGCGTATATCTCTTTTTAACCCCACCATTAAAAGTAGGCTTGGAATCATCAACAATAGTTGTAACTAGCTTTGGATCGTGTTGCTTAGAATTAAACATCCACTCCTCTGCACCGTCAGGCTTGGTTTCACTCCTAATTTGAATTGAACTGTAAGGAGTGCTAGATAGTTTGGCAATGTCTGGGATGCCAGAATCTTTACGAGCCAAAAGGTTAAGGCTCATAAAGTTCGTAGCAATCAAACCACCGCCCAGAACTAAAGAAGTCAGGCCGTTAAACGATTTAAATTGAATCATTTAAAAGGAAGCACAGATCCTGTTGATGATGGAACGCTTGGTATTGATGGCATAGCTTCGCCAACTAAAGCAGGTAGTTCTTTTTTAACGCCATCTAAAACAGCATCAAAGATTTTTGATCTAAAAAGAAACGCTCCACCTAACCCTGCTACGCCCAAAATGAACGCAGCAAAGTTAATCCAAGTAATGATCTTAAGCATTGCCAATGCCAGCTTCTTTGTCTATGTCTTCTAAGAGAATTGTATTTATTTCTCCGACTCTTTTGTTTAAAGAATCAAGCTTGGCTTGGGTTGTTGCAGGTAAATCTCCTAGCAATTCTTTGACCTGTTCATTGTAGCTATCTACAATTTCCTGCTGCTGTTTTCCTAAATTTTCCTTTTCTTGTGCAAGAGCAATACGATCAGCCATAAAAATAATACATTTCTCCTGAATTATAAACCTACTGTCTATCCCCTACCCTTTCGGCTAACACTAAGATGTTGGTTTTGTAGGCCAAGTCATTCCATCTGCTTCCCAAGGAAATCCACTTTGATCAGGTAAATCTCTTAAAGCTTGTCTGTAAGTTTTCCATTCTGCTTTTTTATCATCTGTTAAATCTGGAGAGGTAACTGTCCATTCGTATTTGTTTAACAGTTCATCTCTTTTTGCTCTTACAACTTTAGCTTCTAATGGAGTATCTATAACCTTTTGTTCCTCTGCTGTTTTATATGGTTCCCAAAAATTAGGATTAGCTTTTAAATCCTGTTCCATGCTCTTTACTGCATCTGCATCTCTCCAAGGTTCAGTTGTATAAATATTATTAACATCTAATTTACATGTCCATTTTTTTGGGTTTTCTCCTTCTTCTGTTAATGTCCAAACGGAAGATAAATCACTGTTAACAGTAACTTCTATGGTTCCATTAGTTAATTTAGATTGAGAAATTAATGTCATGATTTAAGCTGAGAAAAGGTTTCCAAGAACATAGGTTGTCATAGAATAACCGCATTTTACTGTCGTGCCTGGAGGTAATATTATTTCTTGAGTTTGCCCTAAAGCATTAGATCTACTTGCATTCGAATCATTATAAGCCATCCATCTTTGGTCAAATTGAGTGTTATTGAATGATGGCGCATATTCATAATTACTATGAGTCACCCAACCTTTGAAGTAATACCCAGAAGGAACGGTGTAGAAAATAGTGTTATTAGATGAACTTTTACTATTAATAAGAGATGAACCACTTGCAGGTTTTTCAAATTTTGCTGTACCCGCTGCTCCAGCCGAAGCAGCAGGAGCAAAACTTTGTGACTGTGTTAAAGACATGACTTATGTAGTTAAGATACCTGATACTCTTGCTTTTATAGTACCAAAAGAACCAGCTAAAGCACTCGCAGAGAACTTAGGAGTCATACTAAACATTGCATCAATTTGACCAGGTAAAATATCTACATCTGAACCACCTTCAGTAAATCTGATTTGCTGTATAAAATCACTAGGAGTACTGCTTACATTGTCTAAGTCAACCATATAGCACCATTCATTATTCATCCACATCCAATAGCGAGAAGATGAGTCTGTTTGACTTAGTTGTTTAAGAGGGAAATAGCCTGAACCCCAACTTGATGTCCAACTAGAACTGTCATATATTCTAAAACCTCGATAATCTATTTCATCAAGTCCATCAGATCCACTTCCACTTGGTTGCCATATACATTCTCTAGTTAGCAATCCAGCAGGATTAGCATAATAGGAGCCACCAAACCAAGAAGACAAGTCAGTTCCACAATTCCAAACTGTCAACCCATAACCTTGACTTTGACTACTGGTGTTTTGAGAGTTTGTATTGTAATAAGGCCATAAGAGATAATATACGCCACTAGAGTTTTTACATAACTGGCAAAAACTTTGGGAACTAGCACCAGATGAATTGTTGTAATTTGGCTTAGAAGTTTCATTCCATCCACTATCAAGTTGCCAATAAATAGATTTTCCAGTTGAAAGTTGTATAAAGTAAAGACGACCACTGCTATTCATATATGTTTTAAAAGCACAGTAGTCATCTAGCATTGACATATTATGATTATCTTGATTCAGCCCAATAGAAATTCCACTGTTATTATTAGCATTTTTGCAAGTTATAGCACTGCTAATTGAGTTATCAGTTGTATCCAATAACTTGTATTGAGTCATATTTCCTGTTGATCTAAGTAATATATATTTATTAGAAAAACCACTTTCCCAACTTCTATAGCTAGTATCTGAATCCATTAATCTTGTGACACTATCAGCAGATCTATCGTAATAATTTAAAGTGTTATATCCATTGTTTCCGTTTGAATAGTATCTGTAGCTAGTGTAATAAAGATCTCCTTCTGGTTTGCGAAACATGTGGTCAGCAGGCCAACAAGTAATTTTAGAGCCAGTACCTTGTACTGATCCATTAGTCAAGTTAACTACTGAAGCTTCCTGTCCTCTAATGGCTTTGTCTTGTCGAGAACTAAATGATACTCTTGAATCTCCAGATGGAGCATTGAAATAATCGGATTGTTTCGACAAGTCCCAATGAGAATTATCTACACTAGAATTGTTATCATTGTTAGAAGCAAAATTAGACCACATCCCTGTCCAGAAGGGGGTTTCACCTGAACACATCTTTAGATTTTGACTAGATTTTAATATCAACGTTCCACTTAAACTTGCAGAGCCATCACTGGTTGCAACTTTTACACCATCAACTTTAAAATCTATTTTTTTCTCTCCTCCAACTTCGACAGCAATATCTCTTACAACTGCTGTTTGGCTACCTGTCGTAGAAGCAATTGTTACCCCATCTCCAGCAATATCAGAATATCCAAGATTTGTATTGCTAGAAAACTCATGTACGACATCAGCCATAGATCCTTACCAGTGCATTGTCAATCTGACTAGATATTAGCATTGGATCTACGTTTAGCATCCGCAGAAGTGTTTTAGCATTCCTGCATAGCTTGGCTCGGAAGAAGGAAGGTTGGTTAGGTTTGAACCATCACCATAAACAGTGTCAGCATACATATTCCTTACTCGAACTGAAGTAGTTCCTATGTCATATGAACTGTCGGCACTAGGGAGAAGATGATTACTGCTATTTATTTCCCAAGATGCACTACCGTTAAATCTTCTAAATTGAATACCGTTTTGACCGCCTTGCACATATAAAGTATTGCCACTGTGTTGAATCTTTCCTTCAGTCTCTCCTGTCCAACTTCCAGAAGCAAGTCGAATATCGTGGTTTGCTTGAACGTCTAATCTACGAGTTGTTAAAGTCGCATTTATTGTATCGTCAGTATCACTTCTTAAGTAGTTTGCACCTTGAACACCATCTAAAGTATCGGCATCTAATCCACTGCCAGCACCATCAACAGTTTTGATTAATGTAAGTATTTCACTAGCTGATTGATCTGCTGTAGCACCATCTTCTACGTTTAAGAAATTTAGCACCTCTGCTTTTGTTTGCTCTTGTATCTCTCCCCCACCCGAACCTAATCTTCCTAATAATCTTGCACCATTAGCTGTATTTTGCATTTTTGCATAAGTGATCGCATTATCTTCTATTCGTGCTGAAGCCAGAGTTCCTGAACTTATATTGTCTGCGTTTAATGAAGTTAGATTTGCACCGCTAATTGCTGGAAGTGTTGATGGAAAACGAGCATCAGGAACAGTACCCGAAGTTAAATTACTTGCACTTAAATTAGTTAAGTCAATTGTTTGCCAACT